GGCAGGATAGCATACAGCATAAAGCTTATGCTGCAGGTCTATGAGTTTCATTGTAGAGTCATAATAACTCCCAGTGAGACTATCCCTAGATGTCTTATTATCAACATGAACGCTTTTATCAATAGTGCCTTGAATAGGCGACCTAGGATAATATAGTGTTGTCAGATCGATACCTTTATAGTACTCCTTACCACAACTTTCTCTATATAAATTTATAGAGCTTGAAAACGTTTTGTCCTCATTGATTATGAAGCCTAGCGCTTCCAAATAAGTATGCAAATAAGGGGTAGCTGGATTCCAAACAATGATATCGTCACCATAGACTGAACAAGAAGCATCGGGATAATCGATTCCGTAATAAACGGATATATCCCTTATCTCCCTTTGCATCTTAGAATATGGTGCATTGCTTGTTATGTAGCGCGATATTGCGCACTTCGCAATTGCCCAAAAGACTATAGATTCAATGACGAATGTCAGCGAATTACCTGCAGTAGAAAACTGCTGCATAAGTCTTTCCTTTCCATCAATAATAAAATGGGTAGGTATGAATGGTTCGATTAGAGACCAAAATTCATAAGGGAAGATTTGCTTAACCAATGTTTTAGTAATGCAATCTGATGCATTACTTAAATCTGTTGTAGAATAAATTCCATAACAAGATCCAAAATAAGCAAAATCTTGGTTGCGTTTTTGAGAATGTAAATCAATACCATCAGGAAGATAGCGATCCAGTATCTTAAAGATACTTTTTGCCATACTTTGTCTAAAGGTATTCTCCGTTGCTATAATTCTAGCAGCTTTGTAGGACTTAGGAACAGCACTGACCTTTACTGATCTTTTCTCAAAGATCTTATGAGGGTCACCACTTTCTAAACCAATCCCATAGTACTCGCAGCAGTCTTGTAAATTACAAGAATTTTGCGGTTTACCAAAAGGTTGGTAAAAGAATTCAGGATTAGTCCTAGAGATAGCATTCAATTTCGATCCTAACGATGCATTAGAATCAAAACCAACGCCAGTCGTAAAAGAAATATCCGATGCATCAAGCCTTGATATCTCTCTACATATCCTCTTCCAAGGGAAGGTTTTTGAAATGAGATCTTTCATCTCATCTACAAAAATTGAAGGATATTCGTGGCGCTGTAACAACTTAGACCTGTTCTCAACTGATAAGAACTTATCAATTGACTCCTTTCTTATGATATCATTAGAAACTGGCGAAAATCGCTTAGGATATCTAAGAATAAACAGAGTTGTTGCAATCGGGTCGTCACCGATTAAGTGTATGTCAGTACTAGGAATATTCTTATTTCCAAAAGTACAATTACGGACATCACGTATAATACTCTTAATAAGAGTATCGTCAAAGACTTCCTGATTGACTACGGCATTAGCAACACTATTAAATCTTGCTATTGTCGCAATGAGTCCTGTCTTAAGCATACTATGCTTAACAGCGACCCATCCATACTTAGACCAATCCTTAATTATTAATAACCATGTATTAACACAGGTATAATAATTTAAAGAATTCTGCTTAATATAAGTAGAAGGTTTAGTAGAATAAAGATTTGCGTCAACTTTTAATATCGAGTTGATATCGTCCAAATCTGCG